ACTTTATCATTCTCTGATGCTCCATTTGGTGGAGAACCTCCTGTTGGTAACTCTACTTCAAGATCTGGTGAAAGAGATTGGGTTGGTATTACAACTTACTCAAGTTTCAGTGGAAGAGTCTTTACTCGTTCTGGTGTTAAGGGATCTAATTATGATGCATATACTACAAACTATTTGATTGACAATCTTTCCCCACAATTTGACGGTCAAACTACACAATTCGACCTTAAAGTTAATAAAGGAAATGTAACTGGTATTTCAACTCAGAATGGTTTACTCTTAATTAATGGTGTTTTACAAGGTGCTGGAAACTTTAATGATTATGAATTAACTGAAGTCTCTGGTATTACATCTATGACATTTACAGGTGCTGCTGCTTCTGTTGCATATGACCCAGAAACTGCATCTGTTCCTGTAAGTGGTAGAATAATTTCTGTTGGATCTACTGAAGGATTTGGTTTACAACCATTAGTCTCTGCTGGTGCAACTATTCACTTTGCCTCTTCTGGTATTGTTACTGCTGTAAGTATTGGTAATAGTGGTTCTGGATATAGAGTAATTCCTGGTCGTGCTGGTATTGCATCTAATTCTTCTATAAGTGGTGTTGGTATTGCTACTGAGGTTAAGGTTGGTGTTGCATTATCATCTACTGGAACTCCCACAATTCAATATATCGGAACTGCTGCTGTTATTAATGGTGGTATAGTAAGTATTGCTGTTACAAACACTGATCCAATTCCTGGATTCCCTGGCACTGGTTCTTCTACATTCACAGCAATTATTGATGCTCCTACTCCTTATCAAGATATTCCACTTTGGTATAGTTCTTCCTCACCAGGTGTTGGTGGAACTCAAGCAAGAGCTAATATTACTGTTAGTGCTGGTTCAAGTGTAATTGACTTTGAGATTACTAATGTTGGTTACTCTTATGGTGCTTCTCAAATATTAACAGTTCCTACTTCTCTTACAACTACAGAACCAACTATAGTTGGTATTCCTACAGTTCAGGGTGGAACATTTAGAGAATTCCAGTTAACTATTGAGAGAGTTAAGGATGATGAGTTTAATATGTGGACTCTTGGAGAACTTGATGTTCTTGATGATTTCTCAAGTCTATTTGATGGTGCTAGAAAGGCATTCCCAATTACTGTTGGTGGTGATGGATATGCTATTCAGGCAAAATCTGGATCCCCTATTGTTGTTCAGGATACTCTAATTCTTACAATTAATGATGTTCTACAGGTTCCTGGAGAAGGATTTACCTTTAGTGGTGGTGGAACAATAACCTTTAGTGAAGCACCTAAAGCAGGTGATAAGATGAGATTCTTCTTCTATAGAGGAACTGGTGGTGAAGACGTAAAAGATAGAGATATTGTAGAAACAGTTAAACGTGGTGATGATTTGGTTCTTAAATATGACTCTGCATATAATACAAGAACATTTGTAGAAAATGAAAGAACAGTTGTTGAAGTTAAATCTTCTGATGCTGTAGATACTAATCCATATTATGGAGTTGGTTTAGGTGATGATGATACTGAAGTAAGACCTGTTACATGGATTAAACAGACAGAAGATAAGATTATTGATGGTAGAGTTGTTCGTAAGGATAGACCTCTACAAGAACCTGGTATTCATCCAACAGCATATCTAATTCAGGCAGTTGGTGTAGGATCTACAACAATATGGGTAGATAACTGTAAACCATTCTTTGATCAGGAAAATGAAAACCCAGTTGATAGACAATTCCAGAAAGATATTCAAATAGTAAATGCAAGTAGCACTTATGAATACCTTGCAGGTGCTGCTGCAACAGCAATTGTCTCTGCTGGAGGAACTATTTCATCTATTGCTATTTCAACGGGTGGTAGGGGTTATGCGAGTGCTCCTATTGTTAGTATTCAAACTCCTGTTGGTGCAGGTGGAACTCCTCTTGCTGGAATAGGAACTACTGCTAGGGCATACGCAACTGCTTCAGTTACTTCAGGTGTTGTTACATCAATTACTGTCAATACTGCTGGTATTGCATATACACATGGTAGACCACCAACAGTTCTAATTTCTCCACCAACATATGTTAGAGAAGAAAATAGAGTTGACTCATATTCAGGAGATTTTGGAATTGTTAGTGGTGTTGGTATATGTTCAAACATATCTGATGCAAATGGAGCAGCAATTGGAGTAGGAACTGCTATAGTATTTGATCTTTGGATTCCTGATGAATCTGCTCTAAGGGATAGTAAGATTACAAGCCCAGATCCAATTTCAATAAGTGGATTACAAACTGGATTCTATTTTACAGTTAGTGGCTCTAATATCGGTAGCGGTGTTACTTCTCTAAATATGGCAGGTACTTATGTTGGTGTTGGAACTACTGCTCTAGATAACATCTATGAAGTTTCACATTATGTTGGAATAACAACAGTTGGATATGGATCTGATAAGACTAATACTTCACTAAGAGTCTTTAGTAGAGTGTTAAGTTGGAACGGTTTACAAAATACTGTAGGATACTCAACATTAAATCAAGGCTTCAGTACTGCATTCATAGGCGAATATAGTTGGGGTAGACTTCAATCTGAAGGTAGGATGATATCAACTTCATATTACGTCAATACAAATGACGGTGTGACTGGTATTAAGACTGGCCCTCAGATTAAGAGAAGAGCAGCATTGAAGTTTGTAAATTATGTCGTCTAAATAGTAAAAAAAGTGTTACATTAGGTTCAATGGCCGCCATTATAACTGATCAAATACGAATATTGAATGCGAAGAATTTCGTTGCAGGTGTTTCTACAAACACAAATGCTTACTATGCGTTCGTAGGTTTACCTAATCCAACAGGAATTAGAACCGATTGGGATACTTCTCCCCCTTCACCAGTCGATAGTTTCAATGATCTCAATGATTATTGGGATAGTATGATTGCGGTTAAGAAGATAACACCTGCCGATGTAAAACAGATTGTTCAAAAGAATCAGTGGAGTTCTGGTACTACTTACGATTATTATAGACAAGATTATAGTATAACTAATGCACCTCCTAACTCTGGTGGAACAACCTTATACACTGGAAACTATTTTGTTGTAAATAGTGACTACAAAGTTTACATTTGTTTACAGAATGGAACTACACCTGAAACTCCTGATGGTAAACCATCTCTCGACGAACCAACATTTACTGATTTAGAACCAAGAATAGCTGGTACTTCTGGTGACGGTTATATTTGGAAATATCTTTATACTATTAAACCTGCAGATCTAATCAAGTTTGATTCTACAGACTTTATGCCTGTTCCTGCTGATTGGGACACAAATACTGCAGATAGTGCTATTAGAAATAATGCTGTTGATGGTGGTATTAAAATTGTTGTTATTAAGAATAGAGGAACTGGTATAGGAACTGCTAACCAGACTTATACTAGAGTTCCAATTAAGGGTGATGGATTTGATGCAGAATGCACAGTTGTTGTAAACAATGACCAGCAAATAGAAAGTGTTACTGTATCTAATGAAGGATATGGTTATACTTATGGTAACGTTGATTTAGCGGCTGGATCTGTTCCAACTCCTACTTCTCCACCAACTCTTGATGTTATCATTCCACCTCCAGGTGGTCATGGTAAAGATATATACCGTGAATTGGGTGCAACTAGTGCATTACTTTATGCACGAATTGAAAATGATGCTGAGAACCCAGACTTTATTACTGGTAACCAAATTGCTAGGATTGGAATTATAGAAAATCCAAAAGCTTTTGGATCTACTTCAAACTTGAATTTAGATAAAGCAAGTGCTGCATATGCTATGAGATTATCTGGAACGGGTTATAGTTCTGTAACATTCACTCCTGATAGTTTAATATCTCAAACTGTAGGAACAGGTGTTACTGCTTACGGTAAGGTTCTTGCTTATGATGCAACTACTGGAGTTCTAAAGTATTGGCAGGATAGAACCATTGCTGGTTTTACTACAGTTGGTGTAGCACAAAGTGCCACTGCTGCTATCTACGGATACGATACAACAAGATTTACCTCAGATCCAACTGCTGGTGGTAATAGAATTATTGTAGGTGGTAGTTCTAATCTATCAATTAGCACTACATTTAGTGGTCTATCTACCTCAATAAATAATAGAACATATTATCTTGGTCAGTCATTTACTAAAGGAATGTCAAACCCAGAAGTTAAAAAATATTCTGGAAATATGATTTACGTTGACCACAGACCAGCCATTACACGATCTTCAAATCAAAAAGAAGACATTAAAATCATATTACAGTTCTAAAATACTATGGCTCAGCAAACTAATCTAAACGTTTCACCGTATTTTGATGATTTCGATCCGAGTGATGGTTATCATAAGGTTCTTTTTAAGCCTGGATATCCTGTTCAAGCTAGGGAATTAACTGGTCTCCAGTCAATTCTTCAGAATCAAATAGAGAAGTTTGGTCAACACTTCTTTAAAGAAGGTGCTAAAGTAATTCCAGGTAATACTGCGTATTCACCAAATTACTATGCTGTAGAACTGAATAATACTCATTTAGGTGTTCCTGTTGACTATTATATTGATCAGTTAATTGGTAGAAAAATAATTGGTTTGACAACTGGTGTAACTGCCATAATTAAACAAGTTTTAAAACCAGAAGAGTCTGAGAGGGGAAATTTAACACTTTATATTTCCTATATGTCTTCTGGTGTTGAAGATAGTAATATCAAAGTATTTGCTGATGGGGAATTATTAACTGCTGATAGTGATATTATTTCTGGTCCAGAGAATAATGCATTTATACCATCTGGAGAATCTTTTGCATCATGTATAGCAAATAATGCAACAGCTACTGCTGCATCTTTCTCAATATCTAATGGTGTTTATTTTATAAGAGGTAATTTTGTTAATGTTGAAGATGAGACTATTATATTAAGTCAATATGAGAATTTTCCTAGTGCTAGAATAGGTTTAAGAATTAATGAAGATATTATAAATTCTGATGAAGATGAAACCCTAGCAGATAACTCAAAAGGTTTTAATAACTATGCTGCACCAGGTGCTGATCGTCTTAAAATATCAGTTTCTTTGTATGCTAAACCATTAGATGATTTTAATGATTCTAATTTTATAGAATTAGCAGTTGTTGAAGAAGGTCTTTTAAGATCACAAACAAAGAATACAAAGTATAGTTTTATAGCCGATGAAATGGCTCGTAGAACTTATGAGGAATCTGGTGATTATACAATTACACCGTTTGATGTTATAGTAAAGAATTCTTTAAATAATGGTCTTGGTAATAATGGTGTATATAATCAAGGTGAATTTACTCAGGGTGGAACATTAGCATCAGATGACCTTGCAGTATATCAGATAGGGCCTGGAAAAGCATTTGTAAAGGGATATGAGATAGAAACTATTAGTTCTACATATCTAGATGCACCAAAACCAAGAACAAGTAAAAGATTAGAAGGTCAAGGAGTAAGTTATAATACAGGAAATACTCTTCGTCTTAATAGAGTTTATGGAGCACCAACTATAGGTATTGGAAATACTTATATTGTTAGTTTAAGAGATCAAAGAGCTGGTGCTAATCCATTTAAAATGGCAGGATCTGAAATTGGTGTTGCTAGGGTTTATGATCATGTATTAGAATCTGGTTCTTATTCCACATCTAATGCTAATACAAATGAGTGGGATATTTCACTTTATGATGTTCAATTAACAACTCGTATAACATTAAATGATGATATATCTTTAAGTGTTCCTACATACGTAAAAGGAAGATATAGTGGTGCTACTGGATTCTTGAAGAATGCTGTTAGTAATAGCACTTCTTTAGAAATTTATGAAAAGCAAGGTGATTTCTTAAAGAATGAACCATTTGATTTTAATGGTGAATCAAATAATAGAGTTGCTATTGCTGTAACATCTTATGGAATGTCTGATGTTAAGCAAATTTATGGTGGTCCAGAATTAGGTAATGTTGGTGCAGCAAAGAGTTTCACTGGTGATATTATACAAAAAAATCATTTTATTTATGGTGAAGCAAAGATCACTGAGATAGATGATGCAACAGGAATATGCACAGTTACTAGTGAAAATGAATTATTCCCAGGAATCTTAAAGGTAAATAATATCTTAGCATTTGGTGGATTGGGTAATAATGAAGCTTCATATGGAAGAATAACTGAAGTAGGTTTAGATAGTGTTAAAATTACTGGTGTAACAACAGTAACTGGTATTGTACAGGGTCAAATTCCTGCATCAGATTTGGTTACTCCAAATTTAAGACTTGTTCAGACTCCTTTAGAGACTTCACTTGAGAATAGTTTATATACATTAATGCCGAAACCTTTTATTTCGGATGTTGATCTTACTGATGCTACTATAACTATTAGAAAATCTTATTCAGTTGATGTTGCTATCAATCCTAATACTGGGTTGGGAAGAATGACTTCAGCAATAACTGCTGATACAAATGAATCTTTCTTACCATTTGATGAAGAAAGATATATTTTTGTAAGACCAGATGGAACTGTTATAGCACTTACTGATGATATGTTCCAGTTCACGACTGGAAATACAGTATTACAGATTGAAGGTTTAGGTTCTGCTACAACTGGATGCACATTAGTTGCAACATTAACAAAATCAAAACCATCTGCAAAAATCAAGAGACAAAATAGAGTAAATGCTACTATAGTTAATAACTCTAGACTTTCTGGATCTGGTATTGGAGCAACTACTTTAAATGATGGTTTAGTTTATGGTAATTATCCATATGGAACTAGAGTTCAAGATGAGAGAATTTCTTTGAACCAAGGAGATATTGTTAGAATTCTTGGTATATATGAGTCAAATGATACTTCTACAGCATCTGCACCAAAGATGACTTTAGTTTCATTAAATGGTGCTACTGGTAAAACCACAGACCTTATTGAAGGAGAAAGACTTACTGGAGCTGATAGTGGTGCAATTGCACTTTATGCTGAAAAAGTAACTGATACTCAGATAACATATATTATACAAAATCAAACTGCATTTGAAGAAGGGGAAGTAGTTACATTCTCAGAATCTAAGGTTCAAGGTGTTATTTCAGTTTTAGATAATCCAAGTAAAAATATTTCTGCAAATTATACATTTACTACTGGTCAGAAGAGTACTTTCTATGATTATGGATATATTACTAGAAAAACAAATGCTAAATCACCTAAAAATGGTTTAAAGGTATATTATACTAATGGATTCTATGAATCAACTGATGAAGGTGATATTACTGTAAAAAATTCATATGATAGTTGGGATTATAGTAATGATATTCCATATATTAATGGTGAATTAGTTACAGATACTATTGATATAAGACCTAAAGTTTCTAATTACACTATACTTGCTGATACTAGATCTCCATTAGAGTTTTATGGAAGGTCATTTACAGCAGCTGGTGGTTCTGCTAAGAATATTTTAGCATCTGATGAATCAATTATTACTAATTTTGATTTCTATGTTGGTAGAAAGGATAGAATTTTCTTAGATAAGACTGGTAAGTTCCAAGTTCAGTATGGAGATCCATCTGAGAAAATGGAAACTCCTGTTTCTATTGAAGATGCTATAGAAATTGCTATGGTTGAACTTCCACCATATCTTTTCCAAACAAATAGAGCATCTCTTAACTTTATGAAGCATAAGAGATATCGAATGCAAGATATCAAACGACTTGAAGATAGAATTAGAAATCTAGAGTATTATACTTCATTGTCTATGCTTGAAACAGAAACTTCTAATTTATTTGTTCCTGATGCAGATGGAATGAATAAATTCAAATCAGGTTTCTTTGTTGATAATTTTACTAGTCTTAAGACTCAAGAAGTAAAAGGTATTAAGATAAAGAATAGTTTAGACCCTGTAAATAAGGAATTAAGACCTCAACATTATACAACTTCAATTGATTTACAAGCAGGGCCTGTTGAAGATGTTGATCCTAGTGTTGATCGTGCATATTTAGCTCCTGAAGGAACTAATGTAAGAAGACAAGCAGATGGTGTTGTAACTCTAGATTATACTGAAGTTGATTGGTTAAGTCAGCAATTTGCTACTAGAACTGAAAGTGTTACACCATTCTTGGTTAGTTTCTGGCAAGCAACATTAAAAATCTCTCCAAATTCTGATACTTGGACTGATACTGCAAGAATTGAAGCAAAAATTGTTAAGGCAGAGGGTAACTTTGCTCAAACAATGGCAGATAACCAAAGAGAATGGGGTGTAGATCCACAGACTGGAATGAGCCCAATTCATTGGAATGCTTGGGAAACTACATGGACTGGAACAGAAACCAATACTTGGACTACAACAAGACAAGTAGCAGGCCCTTCAAGAACTAATGAAGTTATTCTTAAGAGAGGATGGATTAATGGTGGTAGGGGTAGAAACCTTTCTAGATTTGATACTGTTCAGACTGTTACAACAGTTCAAGATACTCACCAAGAGACTTGGCAGACAGGAACATCTACTAGAACTGGTATTAGAAAGGTTGTTACAGAGCAATGGGATAATGAATCATTTGGTGACAGAGTTGTAAGTAGAGATGTTATTCAGGTAATGCGTTCTAGAAACATTGAATTTACAGTTTCTAAGTGCAAACCATTAACTCAATTATATGCTTTCTTTGATGGAGTAGATGTTACCAAATTATGCACTCCAAAATTGATGGAAATTTCCATGAAGTCTGGAACATTCCAAGTTGGAGAAACTGTTTTTGGAACTTTACCTCAAGTAGGTATACAACCAGAAGGAACTGATGCTCCATTTATTAAGTTTAGAGTAGCACAAGCAGACCATAGATCTGGCCCATATAATGCTCCAACAGAAGTATTCAAAAGAAATCCATATATTTCTCAAGTTGGTGCAACATCACTTGAAACTTTCTTAGGAACTCCAGGAACTGTTCAGGTTGCTTCTGCAAATGCTCAGTCTACTGAGATGCCAACAACATATTCAGCAACATCTACTATACTGAATGTTGATACAAAATCATTAAGTGATCAACCACAAGGTGATTACTTTGGATATGCTTGGTCTGGAATGACCCTAAGAGGGGAAACAAGTGGTGCTCAAGCAGATATTACTAACCTTAGATTAATCTCTGATCTTGGTGCTAATTTAATTGGAAGTTTCTATATACCAAATCCAAACAGTGGTAATCATCCAAGATTTGAAACTGGTAAGAAGACTTTAAGACTAATTGATAGCACTTCTAATGATAAGGATAACTGTGATACTTATGGTGAGGATATTTACACTGCTTCTGGAACACTAGAAACAGTTCAAGAAACTATTGTTTCTGTTAGAAATGCTAAAGTTGAGACAAAACATCATTCAGAATCGAAACCTGCTAGACAACTTACAGGTTCTGGTGTTATTCAATCTGGTGCTATTTCTTCCTCTACTCAAGTAACAGGTAGTAGAGAGCAATGGTATGACCCACTAGCACAATCATTCCAAGTAACAGAGAAGGATGGTGTCTTTATTACAAGTTGTGATATTTACTTCCAGACTAAGGATGACATGGATATACCCATGACATTCCAAATCCGCACAATGAAGGGTGGTTTCCCAACACAAAAGATATTACCATTCTCCGAAATTATTAAAACACCTGATGATATTACTGTTTCTCAAAATGGAACTCTTCCAACAAGATTTACTTTTGATGCACCAGTTTATCTAGAAGGTGGTAACCAAGAATATGCTATATGTTTAGCATCATGGTCAACTAAGTATAAAGTCTTTATTTCACGGATTGGAGAATCTGATATATTGACTGATGAATTTATTTCTCAGCAGCCATATCTAGGATCACTATTCAAATCACAGAATGCTTCTACTTGGGATCCATCTCAGTGGGAAGATTTAAAATTCCATTTCCGTAGAGCAGAATTCCAAAACGAAGGAACTTTAGAATTGTATAATCCAATTCTTTCTCAAGGTAATGCACAAGTTGCAAAATTAATGCCTAACTCTATAAATCTAAATTCTAGAAGGGTTAGACTTGGTATAGGAAGAACTCTTACTGATACTGTTCTTCAGTTTGGTAATACAATTGCTCAAGCAGCACATAATGATGGAGCAACTGCTCATACATCACCATCAAATGCAACAGGTAATTATGTTGGAAATGCTGGTATTGCTACTGGTGGTATGGGAATTATTAATGCTGGTTTAGGATATACTCCTACTAGTGGTTCTTATGGATTCACTGGTGTTGGTATGACTAATATTACTGGAACTGGTGATTTTGTTACTGCTAATGTTCATATTGTTGATGGTGTTGTTGGTGCTTGCACAGTCACATCTTCTGGTAGTGGATATACTAAGGGTGATGTCTTAGGTATTGCAACTATTGGAAATAATAATGTTGGTAGAAATGCAAGATTGTCTATTGTTTCTATAGGTCAGACATCTGAATTAATTCTTGATAATGTTCAAGGTGATTTTGCTCTAAATGGAAGATTAACATACACTAGTGGAATAACTGGTTTAACAACTGCTGTGAATGCCAACACATATGGTGGTATTTCTAGTTGCACAGTTGAAAAAATTACTGTGGTGAATGATGGATTACACTTTACTGTAGATCATCTAAATCATGGTATGCATCATGATACTAATAGAGTGGAAATTACGGATGCAACATCTGATGTTCCTCCAACTAAGTTAACATTACCTTATAATTCGACTGCTACAGGGTCTATTGCTGTTGAGAGCACTGATAATTTAGGAACATTTGAAAATGTTTCTGTTGGTGCTACTAATCCAGGATATCTTCAAATTGGTGAAGAAATTGTCAAATATACTGGTGCATCTGGTGGATCTATAACAGGTATAACCAGAGGTACTGCTAAGAAGAATTATCTAAAAGGAACTCCTGTTTATAAGTATGAAATGGGTGGAGTATCTTTGAATAGGATCAATAAAGTTCATGTAATGAGTGATGTTACTGATACTGATCCAAGACCTATATCATTTGACCATTATACATTGAAGATAGATCAAGGTGCAATTTCCGCATCTGGAAATAAAGGTGCTGCTAATAGAAAGACTACAGGAGCAAGTTTCCCTATAGTATATGCAAATGATAGTAAATCAACAGGTGGATATGGTATTCATGCAACACAGAATATACCATTCCAAATTGTTTCCCCAATGATTCATAATGTAACTGTTCCTGGAACAAATGTTACTGCGACAATGAGAACTGTATCTGGTTCTAACCTTGCTGATGGAATGGGTCAAGGAACTGATCTACCATTTGTAGATAAGGGATATGAATCAATTACAATAAACAAAACAAATTATCTTAGTTCTGCAAGATGTGTTGCATCTAGAGTTAATGAAACAAATAATGCTGTAATTGGCAATTTCCCAGGAGATAGATCTTTTGGTATAACTGTCAACATGGCAACATCAAATACTATGGTAACTCCTATTCTTGATTTGCATAGATGTAATGCGATCTTTATTTCTAATAGAATTGATTCTCCAATTTCAAACTATAAGACAGATCCTAGAGTTAATACTTTTAAAGATGATCCATCTTCATGCCAGTATATCTCTAGAGAAAATGCATTAGAAAGTCCTGCAACTTCCATTAAGATTATACTTAATGCTCATATTAACAAATACTCTGATATTAGATGTTTCTATGCAATTAGTGATACTCCAGGATTTGAACCAGTCTTTATTCCATTCCCTGGATATAAAAACTTTAATAATAGAGGTCAAATTATTGAGTTATCTGAGAGTGATGGAAGACCTGATAAGTATGTTCCAGATTCTGATATAGGTGGAGTTGATGATACGAATGTTAATTTCATGGAATTCACATTTAGCACTGAAGATCTACCAACATTCAAATATTACAGAGTTAAATTTGTTCTTAGTGGAACAGACCAAACATTTGTTCCTAGAGTATCTGATTTGAGAGTTATTACTTTAGCATAATGACCGAATACATTAAAGTAAAAGATCACTCCAATCTTGTAAGGGATCCAAGAACTGATCAAATTATTAATACCGACCATGCTGAATATAATCAGTATATGGCTCGTCGTAATGCAAGAAAGAAAGAAAAAGAAAAAAATCTTTCTGTCGAACAAGATCTTGCTCGTTTAAAGGCTGAGATGGGTGAAATCAAATCTCTATTAAAGGAATTAGTCAATGGCAACTAAGAAAATCACTTTTGATCCTGAAGCAGGTGTAGCAGCAGCTGCTAATTTTGTTATTAATGGTGGTGCTAATTTCACAGGAACATTTGAAGTAGTAGATACTTCTAATACTGGATGGAATTTTTCTACAACCAATTCGGTTGGTATTGCCACAACCACTGGATGGACAGGTTCCTCTCAGATGACAAAGAGTGTTTCTATTGGATCTACTGGTTATCCTGTAGCAACTTTCTCTGTTGGTATTGATACTACTAGTTCTACTGCGGGTAAAATTACAATTTCATTAGGATCAACTGCTACAAGAACTTTAAGTGAAGGTAGATATGTCTATGATGTTATTGTTAGTTCTGGAGCTACCTTCTATAGGATTGTTGATGGAACAATCTTAGTTCAACCAGGTATTTCATCGGCAATATAAATATTGATACAGGTACTGTCTAAATGTCTCAACCATCCACTCGACAAGAGTTAATTACATACGTAAAAAGACAACTAGGTGCTCCAGTTCTAGAGATTAACGTCGCTGATGAGCAAATAGAAGATCTTGTCGATGATGCTGTTCAGTTTTTCCAAGAAAGGCATTTTGATGGTGTTTATCCAGCATTTTTAAAATATAAATTAACAGAAACTGATATAAAAAGAGGAAGATCGAGAGGTGGTAATACAGATAATGTTGGTATAACAACTACAACTGCTACAGCAACTATTGATGGTGGCACTACAAGTTTTAGTTGGGAAGAAACAAGTAATTATTTACAGGTTCCACCAGAGGTTATTGGTGTAACAAAAATATTCCATTATGATGGATCAAACACTGTTACAAATAACATGTTCAGTGTTAAGTATCAGTTATTTTTGAATGACATTTATTATTGGGGTCAGACCGAGATCTTAACATATGCAATGGTTAAGACTTATCTTGAAGATATTAATTTTCTATTAACAACACAGAAACAGATAAGATTCAATCAAAGACAAGATAGATTGTATTTGGATGTTGATTGGGCTAATGTCACTGAAGGTGATTATATTATTATGGATTGTTATAGGGTCTTAAATCCAAATGATTATGCAAGAGTTTGGAATGACTCTTTCTTGAAACCATATCTAACTGCTTTGGTAAAAAGGCAGTGGGGTATGAATCTAATTAAATTCCAAGGAGTTAAATTACCTGGTGGAGTTGAATTAAATGGTAGACAAATTTATGATGATGCGGAAAAAGAATTGGAAAGAATTCGTGAAATGATGTCTAATTCTTACGAACTTCCACCATTAGACATGATAGGATGATATGGCACTTAACCCCTTTTTTCAACAAGGTTCGTCTGGAGAACAAAGTCTTGTTCAATCATTAATTAATGAACAGTTAAGGATGTATGGTGTAGATATACACTATATGCCTAGAAAGTATGTCACGGAAAAAAGTATATTAAAAGAAGTAACTCAGTCTACATTTGATGATGCTTATCCAATAGAAGCATATATTGATAACTTTGATGGATATGGTGATAATCCTACTATGTTGTCTAAGTTTGGTATTCAGGCAACTAATGAAGTAACACTTATTATTTCTAAGGAAAGATTTGAGACTTATGTTTCTCCTTTGATGAAGAATGAGGATAATATTAAATTATCAACTAGACCAAAGGAAGGAGATTTAGTTTACTTCCCATTAGGAGATCGTCTATTTGAAATTAAGTATGTAGAGCACGAAAAACCATTCTATCAACTTAAGAATACTTATGTTTATGAATTGCGTTGCGAACTCTTCCGTTACGAAGACGAAGTTATCGATACTGGTGTTGATGAAATCGATGATACTCTAGAGGGAATCGAAGGTGCTGATGGTGAAGAAGTTCTCATTGGTGCTAGTGGAACACAGAAACTAACTTTAGTTGGAACTGCTGTTCAAGCAACTGCTATTACAGGTATTGTGAATGGTGGTATTCAATATATTTCTCTTTCTGATCGAGGTAATAGTTATACATATGCTCCAAGAGTTGCAATATCTTCTTCACCAGGTGGTGGATTAAGTGGTATAGCAACTGCAAATTTACTTGGTGGAATTACTGTATGTTCAGGTGCAATTGACGATACTGCTAAGAAAGTAGTTCAAAGTATTAATCTTATAAATCCAGGTTATGGATATACAAGTAATCCACAAATAGAAGTATTTGGTGATGGAACAGGAGTTGCAGCAACTTCTAAGATGGAAAATGGAACTGTTGGTATTGTAACTATTACTGCTGGTGGTTCTGGATATACTACTTCACCAACTATAACATTCACTGCACAGAATGGAATTTCTACAACAGGTGCTGCAGGAACAGCAATTATAAGTAGTGCTGGTATAATAACTGCTATTCATCTAACCAATGCTGGTGCTGGATATACAGTTGCACCAACAATTACCATTGCTGCACCTGGAAGTAGTGGAAGTGGAAACTACTCATTTAATGAGACAGTTACTGGTAGTGTAAGTGGAGCTACAGCAAGAGTAAGAACTTGGGATGCTTCAACTAATGAAATAGAGATATATAATATCTCTGGCACATTTAAAACAAGTGAGACACTTACTGGATCATCTTCTGGTGCTGCTCATTTAATTAGGTTAATTGACCTAACTAATTTTGATGATGGTTTTGGTGAAAATGATGAGTTTGAAATTCAAGCAGATGCTATTTTAGACTTCTCTGAAGGTAACCCATTTGGTACACCCTAAATATAATACAATAGGTCTATAACTATGTTTGAATATTTTTATAACGAAATCCTACGAAAAACAATTATTGGTTTTGGAACACTGTTTAATGGTTTAACTATTAAGCAGGAAAATTCTACTGTGAAAGTTCCTTTAGCATACGGGCCTATACAAAAGTTTTTAGCAAGATTAGAACAAGCACCTGAGTTGAGTCAAGCAACTCAAATGTCATTACCAAGAATGTCTTTTGAGTTTACTGGCTTGACATATGATCCAGGTAGAAAAGTTACAACAACTCAGCAGATTACTGTAAAAGATCCAGATGATGGAACAGAAATTAAGAAAACATATGTTCCAGTTCCTTATAATATGCAGTTTGAACTGAATATTATGTGTAAATTAAATGATGATGCATTACAAATAGTAGAACAGATATTACCATACTTTCAACCACAATATAATTTAACAATCAATCTTCTTTCTGCTATTGATGAGAAAAAAGATGTTCCTGTTATTTTAGAAAATATTACTTTCCAAGATGATTATGAGGGAGATTATACAACACGTAGGGTTCTTACATATTCACTAAGATTTACTGCTAAGACATACTTATTTGGCCCTGTTTCTTCTGCATCCAAGGATATCGTCAAGTCTGTTTCTGTTCGTTATCTTGCTGGTGGTTCTAAGAGCACACAAAGAGATGTTACTTATGCTGTTAAACCTAGAGCAATCAAGGATTATACAGGAGATGTTGTTACAAATCTTTCTGAAGATATCGATGCAATTACAACTGAAATAAATGTTGATAATGGATCTTCAGTTACCGTTAAGAAATACATTGAAATTGAAGGTGAAGAAATGTATGTTTCTAAGATCACTGGTAATAAACTTACTGTTAAGAGAGGTCAAGATAAGACCGTTGCAACTGGTCATGTAAGAGGAACTGACGTTAAGGGTATTGATTATACTGATAATGCAGAAGGTGTTGGTGTAGATACTGCACTAATAGAACTAGGTGATGACTTTGGATTTGATGGAACTTACTCATGAAGAAAACTAATCTAGATGATGCATTTAATGTAGAGGTTTCAGATACTCCAGAAAATGGTTGTTCCCCTAGAAAAGATCAACTTGCTAATGTTACTAGTACTGGTTTAACCAAACCAGATAGATTGACTAAGGATGATATAACTAAAGATTATGAGTATACTCGTGGAAATCTTTATAGTATTATAGAAAAGGGTCAGGAAGCAATTAATGGTATTCTTGAACTTGCACAAGATAGTG